ACCGTTATGAGGGAACTCGTATCGGAAGACAGGAACTTTATGGTGAAGTCTTATCGGACACACCAGGGGCTCTATGGAGTCTCGAAATGATTGAGTCAGCTCGTATTAAAGAAGCACCTGACTTTGTGCGCATTGTGGTCGCTATTGACCCTGCGACAACCTCTGGTGAAAACGCTGACGAAACAGGAATAGTTGTAGTGGCTAAGGGAACTGACGGTAGAGGCTATGTCCTTGCAGACCGTAGTTGTCGTGACACACCTTCTGGCTGGGCGCACCGAGCAATTGCCGCCTACCATGAGTTCAACGCTGACCGCGTGGTTGCTGAAAAGAACCAGGGCGGTGACATGGTTGAACTTACAATCCGATCCGTTGAGGCGACAATCCCATTCAAGGGCATTGTGGCTAAGGTCGGCAAACGCCTTCGTGCTGAACCGATAGCTGCGCTCTATGAGCAAGGCCGCGTATCTCACATTGGCGCATTTGACTTACTTGAAGACCAAATGACCGGCTGGGTTCCTGACTCCGGTTACTCACCAGACCGACTCGATGCCTTAGTGCATGGGTTGGCTGAACTTGGACTTGCTACCGGCGCATCAGCCGACAGGTTCTTTGCACAACTAGCACCGTCTTGTACGGCTTGCGGTATTCCAAATGACGTAGAAGCATTTAACTGTAAAGGTTGCGGAGTTCTATTGAGAGAACCAGTAGCGCAGTTGTACACTTCCGGCATCAACCCATCTCACCGAGGACAATAAATGGCTCTATTCCAGCGAAAGAACAAGACTACGCTTGCTGCGGAAATTGTTGCTGAAATGCAAAAGGCAGGGATGGCTAATTCCCCACTGGGAAATGCTGGCGGATACAACTCTGCCTACGCTGCTAACGAAATGTCAACCGCCGGTCAGGGAATCGTAACGACCATCGGACAGGCTGTACCAATGCCTCGCCCAGGATTTGTAGAAGGCGGCGGTGGCTTCGGAGCCATGCTCGGCCCAGCTTCACCACTTCTCCCAGCACCGATTGACGTTGTCCTTGACGACTCAGGTCGCGCTCTACCTCGTAAATACGAATACCAGACTGCAATAAACCTTAACCTCACACAGACCGAGGTTCCGTTTCAAGTTCTTAACTCACTCGCTGAACAGTGCGACATCATTCACCGCGCCATTGAGATCCGCGTGGGTGACATCATTAAGCAAGAAGGCGCTTGGACACTTTCAGACCAAGCCATTTCTACAATCATGCAAGAGCAGAACTGCTCACACGCAAAAGCAGCTCTTATTGGTCGTGAAACGTACGGCGCTGAAATTAACCGACTGCGTGACTTCTGGGAGAACCCATACGTTGCCTCTGACCGCACGTTCTCTGAATGGCTAACTGAATCACTATGGCAGGTCTTTACCTACGACCAGTGGTGTGTCTACCCTCGCTACAACTTCAAGGGCAACGTAATTGGCTTTGACGTTATTGACGCACCGACAATTAAGATTCTTCTTGACAACCGAGGCGACATCCCTCACCCACCACAGCCTGCTTACCAGCAAGTCTTATGGGGCTTCCCTCGCGGAGAATTCATTGCTTCACCAGACGCAGACGGCGAGTTCTACTCAGGCTCAGGTCGAGACAAAGAGTTCCTCACCGACCAACTCTCAGTCTTTGTTAAGAACCGTCGCACATGGTCGCCATACGGCTACTCGCCAGTAGAAGAGGCAATACCAGCCGCTTCGCTGTACTTGAACCGCCAAGTATGGATGAACTCTGAATACCAGAACGGCTCAATGCCAATGACGTTTATGAAGACTAATTCTCAGGAGTTGGACATTCACAAGCTGGCTGAGTTCGAGCGTATTCTTAATGGTCGCCTAACAGGCAACACAGCAGAGCGTCACCGCATCAAGGTATTGCCAGACGGGTTTGATCCTGTTGCAATGCCAGAGATGGCTGACCGCTTTAAGTCAGACTACGACGAATACATCATTAAGCGCGTTGCATCTATCTTCGGTGTATCCCCAGCAGCTCTCGGAGTCGTGGCTCGTGCCGGACTCGGTGGTGGCAAGGGCGCACAAGAAGGCGAAGCAGAAGCAACAGAGTCAGTCTCGACTAAGCCAATGGAAGACTACGTAGTCTCCGTTATCAACTCTCTTTCACGTCGCTACCTCGGTGCAGACAAGAACGTGACCTTTGTTCTTAATGACCGCAAGGGCGCTCGCGAAGAAATGGATCGCTCTAAGGCACTACAGACCGCTCTATTCTCAGGTCAGAAGACACTCAACGACGTACAGGGCGAACTTGGACAAAACCTTTACGACATGCCAGAAGCCGATGAACCATTCATTGTCGCTGGTAACGCAATCCAGTTCCTCAAGGGAATGTTGACAATTGACACATCAGGCGAAACGGTAGGACAGAATGACCAAGCGCAAGGCAACGAAAGCCAAAGCACACAAGGCCAAGTCAATCAAAATACATCACAAGGCAGTGTCGGTGAAAGCCAAGCGCCGAAGGCTGGCGTAGGCAAGGACATTCCTGCCGTTGGCGCACCTGCGGATCAGAAGTCAGCAATGACCGAAGAGCTAAAGGACTTTGGTCGCTTTGTCAAGTCACGCCACAAGCGCGGCAACTGGAGAGCGTTTGACTTCACCGTATTCGACGCAGAACTCGCTGACAACCTTAACGAACAGGCGTACTTCATTGTCAAGGGCGCTACACCAATGCCTGAGAACATCTACGAATGGGCTTCTAACATCGTGAACAGTGAGATAACTGATACCCCAAAAGGTTTAGTTACTAAGCGTCAGATGAACGAATTGCCTTCTTACCCACAGGTAGAGGCAGTGTCAAAGAAGCACTCTAAGGCAATCGGCATTGCACTGGCAGCCAGTGTAGTTGGAGTAGGCGCAGCAATCGCCCAAGCACTTCGAGCAGTTCCAAAACCTCTTGAAGATGTAGCTCAGATGAAGGCAGTTGCACAAGGCGCTGTTAAGAGCAACATTTCAATGAGCAACGCTAAGGCTACGAATGTTCTAAAGGACATCTACACAGCCGGTGGAGCAGCAGGAGCAAAAGACGCAGCTCAGGTAGTTCGCTCAGACGCAGTATTGGCTGGTAAAGGCTTGCAAAACTTGCTTGACAAGGCTGGCATTACCATTCAAGGCATTAACGATACAACAATGACACGAATCTCAGACTCATTACTTCTTGGCATTAGCCAGGGTATGAGTGCTAGAGACATTGGAACGGCGATTGACTTAATCATCAACGATCCAAATCGTGCAGACATTATCGCAGTTACAGAAACAAACCGTGCTTACAACGCTTCGGCAGTAGACACCTATCAGTCGGCTGGCATTGAACAGTTTGACTGGTTAGCCTATGACGGTGCTTGTGCGGAGTGCTTAGACCAAGAACTAGCCAACCCACACGACATCACAGACGACTACCCACCAGAACACCCTTCTTGCCGTTGCACCGTAGCGGCTGTATTGCCAGACACATCAACCTCAACAGGAGAATAACCCAATGGCTCAAGACATTACCTACGCTTACTTCGGCAACCTAACAGTCAAGCGCGGAGACGACGGCTACATGAGAGTAAAGGGTCTTGCCACAGACGCAACCCTTGACCTCGACGAGCAAATCTGCGACCCAGAGTGGCTTAAGACTGCAATGCCGGAGTGGTTCAAGATTGGCAACATCCGCGAGATGCACCAGTCAAAGGCCATTGGTAAGGCTATGGAGATGGAACAGTCAGGCACAGGTTTCGTAGTTGAGGCCAAGATTGTTGACTCAGAAGCAGCTCGTCTAGTTGAAGAAGGAATCTACACAGGTTTCTCAGTAGGTATCAAGGGCGCTCGCGTTGAGAAGTCAGCCGATGCCCCTGGTGGAATGATCCGCTCAGGAAAAATCGTAGAGGTTTCGCTTGTTGACCGACCAGCAAACCCATCATGCGTTATCGAACTCGCCAAATCAGTTAAAGGCGAATTAGTGAAAGGTGCTGCTATGGCAGACATTGAAAAGGATGCCATCAACACTGAGGCAGTTATGACAGAGCCAGAAGGCGCTCCAACAGAGTTGTACGAGGCTATTCAAGCCTGCACCGCTTGCGCTGGAACTGGTAAAAAGACCAACACAGCAAGCGAAGAGTTTGACACTCCTTGCGAAGTATGCAACGGAACAGGTGAACAGCCAGAAGGTCTAGTAGACGACCAAGTGCAGAACTCACCAACCATTCCTCAGAACATGGACAACGAAACCGCTAACCGTGACATCAAGGCTGCCGATGCAGACGACACAGAAGTTACTGAGCCAGAAGTTGAAAAGAAGGAATACACACAGGCAGAGCGTGAACTTGCCGGTGACAAGGGCGAAGCACTCCCAGATGGCTCATACCCAATCAAGACTGTTGGCGACCTAAAGAACGCTATTCAGGCATTTGGTCGTGCCAAAGACCCAGCAAAGGTCAAGGCTCACATCAAGACACGCGCTAAGGCTCTAGGCCGCGAAGACCTCATCCCTGACAAGTGGAAGGGTGCAGACGCAGAGTTGGTTAAGGCCGACGACATGATCCACGACCCAGCAGAACTCGAAGCAGTACGCGCTGGCATGATTGCACTTATCAAGGCTGAACTTGACGAGATGCTCGCAGGCACAGAAAGCGAAGTTTGCGACGTACAGGAATTACTTTGCTCACTATCCATTTTCTTGGACTGGTGGACAGGGGAAGCATCAGAAAATGAAACATCAGCTCCATTCACAGGATGGGATGACGACAAATCAGGAGAAGACACAATGGCTTACATTGGACTTGGCGTTAGCGCCGACCTAATCAAGTCTGCATCAGCAGACGACGCAACTGAAGAAACAAAGGATGAGTTGCGCAACGAAATCGTCAAGGCTTTAGGTCTTGAAGAAACCATCACAACAAAGGCAGCATTAGACGAGGCGAAAGAAGAGATCAGTCTCTTGAAGGCCGCGCTTGATGAAGTGCGTGAGATGGCAGTACCTGGTGGCCCAGCCATCAGAGCAACAAGAGAGCAAACATCTAAGTCTGCTCAGGTCATTGCGGCTGAAGTAGAGGCAATCCGTCTCCGCGACATGGCGCAAAAAATGACTAACCCAGAACTACGTAATCAGTACCTAGCCGAAGCAGCTCGCTACGAGGCTAAGTCAAAGCAGTTCAACTAACCATCTAACAGAAAGGGATTGAGACATGGCATTAGCCGCTCCTTCCATTGACGACCTATTCGGCGGAGTACCAGCCGAACAGCGCGTTGAGCGTTTCGAGGCATACAAGTCAGCCTTGAGCGCAGTTCACTCGAACACACTGACTGCACACCGTCGCGGTGAGCTTTCATTCAGCCCAACATCCGGAATCACAAAGACCGTTTCTGCTGCTACACGCACAGAAGAGGCTCTTACTGACCTCTCTAAGGTTGTTTCAGGCGACCAACTTGCAGCAGTTACATCTGCTCTTGCTGGCATCCAAGACGTAAGCAAGAACATCAGCCTTACATCACCACTTAACAACACCGTTTCAGGTATCTCAGGTCTCGTACCTTACGACCTTGACCCAGTGCTTTCATTGCTCATCCCAAAGGAACTTTACCTTCGCAACAGCACAGCACGAATCAAGGCACAAGGACAGGCACTTGAGTTCCGTCGCATCACCGGTCTTTCTAACGCCGGTGTTGGTGGAGTAGCAAACCTCAGTTCATTCTTCAACTCGAACTCAGCTTCTACTTCATTCAACGGTGTTACATTGAACCGCCCAACTCAGATTGTTTACGCTGCCGACAAGATTGTAAAGTCTTTCGTTGAGCAGGGTCTTTCTGACAGCGTTTCACTCCAGGCTGAGTTTGCTGGTCAGGGTTACACGGATCTCCGTCAACTCTCACACACATCACTCATCTGGTCACACTTCCTTGCAGAAGAGCGCAACATGATGAACTCATGCTCAACACCTGTTCTTTCTTCTAGCCAGATTTCAGGATTGACATTCACTGCTGCTCCTGACGCAACTGGAACTGGAATCACAACAGGAACATCAGGCACAGTAGTTCAGGTAACAGTTTCATCTGCTTACGGTGAGTCTGCTCCTTTTGCTGCTGGAACGATTACAACTGTTTCAGGCCAGGGTGTAAAGGTTACATACACAGGAACTCTTCCTGCAAACGTTGTAGCTGTAAACATCTACGCAACAACCACAACACCAACTGTTTACAAGGCAACTACAGTCAGCACCGCTTCAGGCGTTACTGGTCTTGCATTTGCTTCAACAACAGTTCCTGTTCCATCAACCGACGGTTCATACAACACATTCGCTGCTGGCGCTAACTCAGGCTCAGGTTACGACGGATGGGTTAACACCTTCGCAACAATCGGTGGATACCAGGCTCAGTTGAACGGCACAGTGGCTTCACAGTCAACTGCTGACGACTTCCTACAAGCTGCTTTCGTAAGTCTTTTCAACTCAACAATGGGTGACCCAGACGTAGTTATTACAACTGCTGCTGTACGTCGTGCTATTGCTAAGGCGATTCAGACAAGCGCAAGCACATCTTCATACCGTCTTAACTACGAAACTGGTTCAGACGGAATTGTTCTTGGTTCACTCGTACAAGCCGTACAGAACCAGGCAACAGGCAAGATGGTTGACCTTGTGACTCACCGTTTCGCACCTGCTGGTGTGGCGCTGGTTCACCAGAAGTCGCTTCCATTCCCAGACTCAGGTGTGGCTCAGACTGTGGAAGCACACAACGTTGTTGACTCGATGATCATCGAATGGCCACAAATTGGCTTCTCATACGACATCAGCTCGTACACGTACGGTTCACTTGCTTTCCGCGCTCCAGCGTGGTCAGGTGTAATCACCGGAATCACTGGTTGATTCTGTTAAATCGCTAGGTGCTTGCATCTAGCCACTGAGGTAGAGCGGTGCGGAGTTCCCCTTCTCCGCACTGCTCCCTCGTTCGCAAAAGGGAGAATTAAATGAGACTCGTAGGTTCAGACAACGGACTTAAAGAGATTCAAGTTAACGAAGGCAAGGTCATTCCTCGACAGAAGGATGGCACATTCCACGTTGACGGCACAGACGCTCGCTCTCTCGTTAAGTCAGGAGACTTCGCTGTGGCAGGTATTAACTTTAGAAACGCCAATGGTTACAGGTGCGACGCTTGTAACTTTGTCAGCCTGTACCGCGACAAATGCGGTAAGTGTGGCTCAACCGAACTCACCCCAGAAGAGGAATAAATGTCAATCGTAGCCCCATTTGTTTACTCCGGTGGAATGGTCGAACCATACGTCTCACTTAACGAGGTTAAGTTCAGTCCTACGGCTGCAATTATTGACTTTACAAACCTTATTGAAGACGCTTCACAGGCAGTCCAAGACCGCGCACTCTACGAGCTAATCGTTCGTGCTTCGTCAAAGGCTGACAACTACACAATGGGAGTGTACGGATCACTCTGCGCCACCTCGAACACCGAGAATGGTCGCTACTACATGAACCGAAACGGTCAAATTGTAATCAACCCCT